AGGCCGCTTGCGCGGTCTCGTTGGTCACGAGAGGTTCCTCCGGGAATTCCTTCGCATGTCGACTAAAGAAACGATACCGTACTTCGGTAAGGTATCCTTAGCTCAACAAACTAAGGAGGTTAACTTATGGAAGGTCGAAAGGACCCACCAAAAGTGTCTCAAGTCCGAAAACTTGAGAGCTTCGTTATAAAGTTGAGTGAAGAGGAAATTAGTATGTTCCTCTTGGTACTTAAGACCATAATGTCCCAAGTACCCGCTCCTAAGGATGCTCGTAAGAGCTACCTCAAGGAAGTGGAAGTCCGTCTACGACATAATGGCGTCGACTTTCTTGCCAAATCCAGAAGCTTCCCAACTTTTGGGTTAAAACTTCTTAGCCAGGATAGGAATGGTTTCCCTATCTCTGGTTTTAAGAAGCAGCCAGGCAAGATTTACCCGGCGTTATTCTCGTGGTACTGGTCAGAACTTGATCGTCTTTCGGTTGTTTCAAAACCAACCAAAGCCGATGTGCTTCGAGCACAACGAGTTCTCTGTGTTCTATCATTTGCAAAAATGATAAAAACGAGCAGTGTCAATCAGATACGGAAATCGTTGGAGGACTTTGAGTCACGTGTGACTTCAGGTCCCACTCCGAAATCCAGCAACTTAGACAAGGGCGCAAGCCCTACCGAGTCGGGAATCTTCATATCCCAACGTTTTGGTAGGTTCGATACGCAACGAGCTTTTAATTATCCTTCTATTGGTAAGGAGGATAGCCAAAAATACGTTCCGGATCCAAGTCTCCCTGACACGCCTGAGAGTTACTTTGCTCAGGGGTGTCCGAGCCTACAAGAAGTTGTAGGTGACTTTGTTGAACTTGATAAGCTGCCCCAATACGTGGACCTGGATAGTATATCTACTAAACCCAGTGCGCTCCGTGAGGAGCCAGCGTTCCCGGAATGGTTTGATACCCAATTCTGGGGCGGTATCCGTCGCGCTGTCGAGAGACAGCGTGGGGTGGATTATAAGGACCGTTTATTCGGCCTTAAGAAGCCTCCGTACGGAAGAGTCCACGTATTGACCGAAAGCGCAGGTAAGCTACGGCTTATTCTGCCGTACAATACTCCTTTCGTGCACTCAACAGGCCTCTTCGCTCGGTGTCGCGCATATTTGCGCGGCATCAAGGGAGATTACTCGGAGAACCAAGCGGCTGGACACCGCTACGTTCAAAGAGGAACGGGCCTTAGAGATGGCGAAAAGAATATCTCTGCTGATCTGTCGAATTTCTCCGACGATATATCAGCCGAGGCGCTAACTTTCGGACTGCGTTCTTTAGATCTACAGGAATTGGAGAGTTATCTCTTCAATCTTCCTGTCAGCCTTCCTAATGGTAAAATCATTACCCCTAAGAAGTTGCTTATGGGTCTAAAGGGTTGCTTTGAGTTTTCCACACTTCTCCACCATTACGTGGTAAGAAGGAAAGGCATAACTAAATATGCCATGTGTGGTGACGATTTTTACTTTCGTGGTAATCTCGACACCTATCTGGATGCTATATCGCAATCAGGTTGGAGTCTGAACCGTGGAAAGACCGTTGTATCGGCAACGGCGGCCGTTTTTTGCGGCGAATATTACTGGTTAGGTCACAGGGTTTCACCCCGTGTACCTAAGGTATCTTCTTTTTTCCGTAATGGGAAATTAGCTGATACTACAGTATTATTTTCTTCTACGAGGGATACAATTGTGTCCCTGAATCAGATATATAACCGTCGCAGTGTTGCTCGAGTAATCGGGCCGTTTATCCGTTTGCTACGTAGCAGATGGAAATTATGTATTTTCCCTGAGCTTCCAGCCAAGCTGAGAGGTCTCGGTATGAAACCGTCTCGACCAGGACGGGGACTTTTGAAAGTCCTGAAGAAGCGCGCTGTATTAAGATGCAGCCTGCTGTCGATCGGAAGATTAAAGGAGGAAATACCTAGACACAGATGGTTCGGCATTCCCGTCGAATTATCTCCTAGTGGAATTCAAAGAGAATTCCCGGATTTCCCTGCGCTTCTAAAAAGAGGCGCAGTAAGACTCGATGTCCCAAAAACCCGTAAGGGTAGAAAGGATGTCGACGCACTCGACATTTATGATGTACTTGAATGGTACTACAATGATGTGAGGTACGAGTTCTAACCAAACTTAACTCATTGA